GAAAAAAATAAAAATAAAATTTAATAAAAAGGGAAAGCCTATGGATCGTTTCCTTGAAATTCAAATTGGCTCTCTCACAATTCCCATTACCAGTTGCAAGTTGGCCAAGAACGACTGGGGGGAGTCACAACTCCATCCGTACTACGCCATCCGCGTAAACGAAACCGTCACCGACCCCCAACACATCGCCATGACCCTGCTGCACGAAGTCCTAGAGGTCATAAGCGAAGCCTACGGCCTCAAGCTCTCCGAGTGCCAAATCCGTATCCTGGAACAAACTCTAAGCGCAGTGGTCATCAACAACACCCTAGCCTCAAACGACTGGCTTTCTGCGCTCCGTGGCAGCACTGCGCTACCCAACCGATTCCTAGAGCAAAGTAATACCACGGACTGCCCGGACTCCTAGAACGCGGCAAGGACGATCCTAGAGGGCTTGCATAGGAAAGGGGAGAAACCTATACGCATCCCGGAGAAGCACATAGAACTTTACCTTCTGAAAAATGGAAGAAAACTTGTGAAGGGCAGTATATCAGACAGAGAAGTGCCGAAACCCCCCTAGGGGGGGTTTTCGGCACGAGTGACCTAGACGCGGGGAAAGAACGGAAGCCGAACGAGCGTTCCGATAACGAACGAGCGACGAACGACGCAGCCGCAGCCGAGCGCAGCCGCCCACCACGCCGACACAATCGGCTCGCCGCAGCCCACCACGCCGCAGGATCGCCCTAGTTCAGGATCACACCGAACCAGAACCCGAACCACCAGAGCGCAGCCGCCGCAGCCCTCGCGAAATCGCCGCCGCCCGAGATGCCACCCAAACGATTGTCCGAGTAGACGCACCCACAAATCAGCACACCCAGAGCGCAGAATCAGGGCAAAGCCCGAATAAAAAAATCTACCCTTTTTTCATATTCGCTATAAATAAAGTATGCAAGAGCAAATATCCGATATATGATTCATCCAGAGGAACGCCGTTCCTCAAGTTTAGAAAACTCATCACAAGGAAACGAAGATATGAAACTCACATACACACCGCCCGCAGGATATGACCGCCCCCGCAAAAATTACGACATCACGACACAGAAAGCAGAAGCTCGAGATCAAGCGATAGACAAACTTGTAACCGATGCAACAACCCGAGGCGACTGCACAGACCGCTTTTATTGGATGCTCGTGTTCGATATGGAAATGGCGCAAATGACAACCAACGCAGCGCAACTACTCGACATCGGAATCGACACGGCGACCGCTTCACTATGGGAAATCGTAAACGGACTCGCTGACCTCGGAATTTATCTATTAAATACAAATCATATAGACGACACCGAACTACTCGCCCGACTCAAGAACGAGATCACGCAAGAGCCAGTAAGGGACTTGCCGCCGAATTATGGCGTAAATGAATTCGTAGATATCAAGGGAGGAAGCCTCGCGAACTCCGAAGCCATCGAAGTATGCGACCGAGATCAATACTTGCCAAAGGTAAGCAATGAACCTATGGAAGATGAAAGCGAAACCCACGCAGAACAAGTAAAGAAGAAGCAGGGCATAACTTCAAAAACCATGTCCGCCCTGGTGACAAAAAAAGCCAAAGCCAACGTGGCGGCCGCATCAAAGGATGGTGCAAATTGAAGCCCTCTAGCAACTCATTTTTTATGAATGCGAAGTTTACTAGCAAGTGTTCCGAAACAGGCGCACTTATGGCGAAGGGTAGCCGCATCGCTTGGAATCCAACAACCCGCAAAGCGTACGGAAGCACTAGCAACTTTTACGCACGCTTGATCGTTCAGATTCAAGACGCACAGCGAGAGCAATTCGAGAGCCAGAGCGCAGCACCCGACACTTGCATTTCAGAATTCGAACACGGACTACGCAGCGAATCAGCAGCGGAATCATACGGAGGAGATTTCCAATGAACGACCACACACCAGAAGTCCCATTGTTCATGCGGAAACTTTCAGGCTCGGCACCAAGTGTAAACAAAACCGACCTTACACCGTTGGCAGTTGCCTCAATGATCAAAGAGTGTGACGAATTGATAGCAAAGCTCGAAACTTGGAAAGCCAAAGCAGAGCCAACGCCACCGGTGACGCAACCCGCCACCGTAACACCGAAGCGTTGGACTTTCACGCTCGCCGAGATTGAAGAAGCAGCGGAGGACTCGTGCGGATTCTGTTTGGCTTGTGGCGCAATCAACTCGTGCTGCGAGCCAGATGCAAGACGCTACCCATGCGAATCATGCGAAGCGAAACGAGTGTACGGAACTGACGAACTAGCCATGATGGGGAGGATCGTATGAGCCTCGCAGAATTCATACTTGCTCAGATGCTCATCATCATATTTGGCTTTTGGATTAGCAACGAAATCCGAAACCCCGCCGACTAGCCGACCCAGACCGACCCGACCCACGCCGAGCAGTTTGGCGTGGGTTTTTGTTTCGCCCCGCGACCGACACGACGAAGCCCAACTAAAAATAGTCCACAGGACAGAAAGCAAAAATATGTGCAAATTCACTAAAGATATCAAATTCACTTTAACAATCACAGGACACCATAACGACGCATGGATGACCAACGACCAAGAATGCAGAGAACGCATAGCGGAAATGACTAGCCGACTCTTTGAAAGCGTAGACGCTTTTTATATGTGCAACTTCACCAGATGCAACGACATAAACGGAAACCCACTCGCAACTATTGAAAGGATCGAATCATGAACCAGAAAGAAAGAAACAGACTAGACAAATATAAAACAGTCGCCGCAGTTCAACGACTAATACGAGAAGGTGAAACCGTTCAATGGAACGACTTCCACAATATGAGCGAATTAGTAGAGGCACTTTTCAGAATCGAGCGAACGCTTCACCGTTGGCACGAATTAGAATGTGGAACCGATCAGGGGTGCATCGAACAAGACGAAACAACAGGCAAATGGACGCTACGCCGAGAAATTGGAAACACAGAATACACACGCCCAGTCGCAGACCGTGAAAGAGGCGCACTACGAAGGTTGATCAACTTACTAGAACCATTCAAAGACAAAGTAGCCGCATACATTCAATCAGACCCAAGAGGCGCAGCCCTTTATTTATACGACCCGAGGAAATACAGCACCCAAGAAATAGATAACAACTATTCGACCAACGGAATACAGATATGCAACCGATTCTAAACGCTCACGCCCTGCGAAGCCTAAAAACTTCGCAGGGAATGAGTTTGAAAACCACAACGCCCACAAGCCCACACGCCCACAAGCCCACACAAAGAAAGCCCACAGTATGAGAACAACAACACACCGCGACCCATTCGCAAGAACCACGACGACATACAAGCCCACAGAAACAACAGAATCTTGTTCATGGTGCGGCTGCGAACCCAAGAACGGAAAGCAGCTGAAAATAACTATCGAGCAGGACGGAACACGAAACAACAAACACGAAATAAAAGGCGCATTTTGTAGCCGTTCATGCGCCGCCAGTTATCACGGATGAAACCCAAACCCCAACACAAAGGAAACCAATGACAAACACAAATCAGTCCACAACCCAACCCACAGAACAAGAAAAAGAATTGCAAGCAATCAGCAACGCCGCATACGACAAAGCAATAGACGACGGATGCAGCGAAGAAGAAGCGGAAGCCATCAGCAACCAAGCCTACGACAACGCAGAAGAAAAGGAAACAAAAATGACACACTCAATACCAACAAATAAATTCCACGCCCTAATCATGCAACAAGAAGCAGAACACGAAATAAGGAGAAGAAATACCCCGCCCTTTTATCATTTCATCCTTTATACAGGAACAAAACGAAGCCCCACAAAACTTGAATATCAAAGCGGAAAATTCAACACATTAAAAGAATTACAAGCAGGATACGCAAAATGGGTAAAAAAACATGATTATGAAAATGAATCTAACAACTGGTTCCCCATTTTTTACTTCGTTGAAAACGGAGAAGGGACAGCACTATGACAAAAAAAGAATCAATTAAAATGTATATAAATGAATATCGAACCGCTCATATTCCAAGCGGCGACTGGCAACCAACCGACAGCGCAATAGAAGAAAAAAAAGAACTCCTAGAAATCATAACGCAGAAATTCAAGGAACGACACGCCCCAGTAGAGCGAAGCGTATTCAGCGCAGTTATATATTGGAAAGAAGATGATGCTGAAAGCATAGAACAATGGGGAACGGAAGTTTTAATCGCCTTGTATGACGATGATCAAGAATGTGAAGATACCTTTTGGCATCATCAAGGAACAGAAGAAAGTTTTTTTGTGGACTTCGCAAAAGATAACAAACGCAATCAAGAAGATTTTTATGCGGAGAAACCATGACATACATAATCGAAGAAAACGCCCAGTACATAAGCACCAGACGACTGCCCCACACCCGAGAAGATGTTTGGCAACCCGCTCGTGACTTCAAACAAGAACCCGCAGAAGTATGGACATTGACCGAATCCGTACCGGTGGTGAAATCCTGGCAAGAAAAAGAAGATGCAAAAGTAAGCATTGAATACGCAACAGAAGAAGAAGCTCGCAAAGCACTAGAACAATACATAGACGACAAAGTAAAGAGCAGCGAGGAATGTATTGAGTTACTCAAATTATACCAACCAAACCACAAGCCCCACAAACCACTAAAAAAAGAAGAATTCTTTTGCTTACGAGTAGCAAGAAAGGAGAGCGCATGAAATTAAAACAGTCCAGAAGGCCAGTAGCCCACAAGTCCACACAAAGAAAGCCCACAGTATGACCGAACTACCACTATTCGCACAAATCGAAATCGGCTACATCGTATGCAGCCTGATAGCACTGGCACTACTCACCACCAACACAAAGGAAACAGAATGATAATTAAAGTATATAAGTATGAATGGAAATTACACACGGATGTATGCGGAAATATTGACTTCCGACAAGACCCAACACGCCCACCGAACGGAATTACAAACACAACACTAAGAGCAGAAACACGACGAGAACTAATAGACATAGTGTGGAAATGGCAAGACGAAAACGACATCGGGGCAGGGAACTGGAAGCCCCCAGTTGTCTTTGAATGCGGCAAGCCAGTAGGAACAATGGGATACAACGGAACAATAATAAAAACAAACGAAGAACTTATCGCAAGTAAATATAAAGAACTTACTTGGTACGCACCCAAAGACAACACAAAGGAAACCCCATGACAAAGACAATCGACCCATGCGTGTACTGCAAAGAAAGCACAGCGTTCGGAAACGGCAGATTCGTAAACCGAATCCCTAGCGATGACGGCTACGCTTGCGCGGAATGTGCAGGATATGAATGCGATGAATGCAATAAGCAAATCTACCTTGACGAAGAAGTATCAGTAGAAGATGACAAAGGATGTTGGAGATACCACCAAAAATGTTATGACAAAAAAAAGCACGGCGAAAAACGAGAAGATTCAAACTAAACACAAAGGAAACCAAATGAAAAATTACAGCGTAACGATTGAAACCATATACACAAAAATTGTCACAAACACCTACGATAATGTAGTAGCCAGTTGCGAAGGAGATGCAAGAGAAATTGCAAACGAATGGAACGACAACGGAAACATGGGTAAAGAAAAAATAAATATTGAAATGGACGACTGTACATCAAACGCATATCTAAAAAAGGAACAAACCATGAAACAACTTACACCGGCTGGATGCAAAGAATCATTAAATGCAATCAATAAACGAATGCAAGAAAAATATCATTGGTCGGAAAACGACACGCGACTAGAATTCGCAAAAGCATTCCGGGACTTAGAAGAACACGGCCAATATGAAATCAGTTCCACTTTTACTATCAGCGGAAACCCGGAAATCATTGTCGCGGAATCGCACTGGCTTACAGAACTGGAAACCGACGAATGAGCCTAGCAATAGCAATAGCGTTCATAATCTGGATTGAGTATCTAGTATGGAGAGCAGATAACGAAAGCAGCCCCCAGAAATGGGGGTTTTTTAATGCCAAAAAATAATCGTAAATACTGGGAAATTGTCCACAGAAATGTCCACACTTGCCGATATAACCATGATAGAATCGAGGTAGATTGTGAGATAGTCCACAGTCAAGTCCACAGAAATGTCCACATACACAAGGAAACAGCATGAACCCGAATGAACACAACCGCAAACGAGTAACAATGAAAACAACAAAAAGAATCGCAGTATGGTTTCCAGAAGACACGGAAATCCTGGACAAGCTCGAAACGCTAACCAAACTTTACGAAGCGGAAATGCCAATACGAGGAGTCAAAGTATTTCAATACTCGGCAATCATTGCAGCCGTAGAAGAAGCCATCATGCGCCGCGCCGTCAAAGAACGACAATGATCGTCGCATTAAACAAAAACGGAAAATATTACCAAGCCCGATGGGTTGACCTAAAGACTGGCAAGGTTGTCCGGCGTGGACTAGGGTTGCGTTCCAACCTCACGGCAGCAATGGCAAGAGCGTGTTGCAATGCAATAGAAGTAGAAATACTAAAGGCAGCAACACTAACACCACCACCAATTCCGGAAACCGTTGTCACACTCGATGAAGTCATGCGTTTATTCCTTGTAGAGAAGGAACCGGACTTACTAAAATCGTCGATCTACAAGCACATCAAAGCAATGGAACTGGTGCGTAAATCAATGGGTGGACATTCAAACATTTTGAATATCACGCAAGCCCAAGCGCAGACATTCAGACTAGAGCTTGTTTCAGCCGCCAACTCGCTGCACGGCAAAGGAACGATTGCCAGGAACAAGACCGAAGGCACCATCGCCCGGCATTGCCGCCGCGCGAAAAGTTATTTTGAATGGGCAATCAAAAAACAACTCATCGAAAAGAATCCGTTCGCTCATGTAAACACATACGCACCCGAAGTCCAGGTGCCTAGACGAGTCATAGAGGAGTCAGAAATCAAGATGATCATGGACGCAGCCAAGCCCAATCTGCAAATGCTAATCGCCCTATGCTTCTACGCGGGATTACGCAAGAATGAAGCGATCAGACTGCGCTGGTCGGACGTGGACTTCAACCGAAATCGAATCAGCGTATGGCCACCAGAAGGCAGAGTAAGCAGCAAGCACAAGTTCCGTGAAGTGTTCCTAGAACCAGCACTATCACAAATGATCAAAGAACGCGGGTACAGCGAAACAGTAGTAGGGCAAATCACGGCAGATAGAGCGTGGATAGACTTGCACGAAGCAATCGCTAAGACTCAAATCAAGAATGTAGAGGGTCTAAACTTCCAGCTCATGCGGAGCAGCCGAGAAAACCATTGGTTCGCACAAGGGATTCCACCGAATGTAGTAACAGCGTGGCTAGGTCACACAGCACAAATTGCAGCCAAGCATTACCGAGGAGTACCAGAATCCTTTTACGCAGACAAAAATCTAAAATCAAAAGATGAGGAAATCATTGAACTTAGAAACAAAATCTTGGTGCTGGAAAATAAATTAAAATAAATTAAAGAAAAAGTATTGACATAAACGAAGATAGAAGTAACCTAAATTGGGACTTAAAAAACCCAAATGCGGCACAAGTCGATAATAGTTCGGATAAAAACGAGCATTCGCGTCAATAGTGGATCAGTACAGTCCACTTATAAAATGTGAATGCTCCATACAAGGAGATTCACAATGCAAGCACTTAGTAATGCTAAGGAAATTAAAGGGGAAATCACACAATTCAAAGGGATACAAACACCCCAGGATCGTATTCGATCCAACGCAGAACTGATCAAAACTCTTGCTCCAGCGATCATGCAAAATTATGTTGTAGCAATACAGCAGAAAAATTACGTTTTGGTCGCAGGGTTGCAAGCCATCGGCAGCGCACTAGGCTACAGCGTTCGCGTCGTATCCTGCGTCCACAAACCAGCAAGCGATGGACTGGCAGGACATTGGGAAGCCAATGCAATAGTCGTTGACACAAACACCGGCCTAGAAATTGCACAAGGACTCGGCCATGTGTTCGATGATGAATCACCCTGGGGAAAAAGACCACGCTTTGCTCAAGCAGCAATGTGTCAAACGAGAGCAACAGGACGAGCCTTAAAGGGAGCAGTTGGTTTCCTACTCGCCCTCATCGGCGCGGAAACATCTTTTGCAGAGGAGATGCCACAACAGGACTACAACGAAGCACCGCCAAAGCAACTGCCGCAAGCACCGGCAAAGAAGTACGACGACTTAGCAGACAAAGGGACAAGCCAATTCAATCTAACCAGTGCAGAAGTAGTAAAGACTGGAACTTCAAAGTTTGGGGAATGGACTTTGACCAAGTTTGAAACAGCACAAGGCCCAAGCTTCAGCAGCATCAATAAAGGAATTTCCCAAGATGCAACCGACCATTACAACGCAAACAACCCGGTTGAAATTACATGGGAACGAACGCCAAAAGGCGGCTTAAACATCGTAAGCATTACAGAATTTTGCACAAAATAAAAAGGACATTCAAATGAACGCATGGATTGCGAAAGTTTGGAAGAAGTGGTTTAGGTTTTGGGGCGGCAGCACGGAAGAATCGCCGTCCCAAAAGCCACTCGTAATAAAAGGTCAAGGCGAATACGAGCAGTTTTACATGACCTCGGATAACGAAAGCGGGTACTTCTACGCCAGGGACTTAGCCGACTGGCTACAGCGACAAGGCACCAAGCCAGAAGACATACAGCAGAGATTCAAGGACATAACAGGGAAAGATTTGCTATGAACACAATAACTACTAAATATCAAGGCCTATACGAAAACATGAGAGGATCATTGTACCACTCGCTCAAGATGTATCTAAATAGCACAGCAATTAAGACAATGAGTAAAACAACAAAGCGCAACGCCGTGTTTCAAAGAGAGCAGCCGCAAGTATATAACGCAGCTTTCGGAACAGGAACAGCGTTTCATTGCCTAGCACTCACACCGCACCAGTACGCAACCGAAATATGCTTAGAGCCAGATTGTGACAAACGCACAAAAGCTGGAAAAGAAAAATGGGAAAGTTTTGTTGCATGGAAAAAGCCAGAAGTAACAGCTATTAACGAAGAACAAGAAAATATAGTTTTTGCGATGCACGAATCGCTACAAAAACAAAGAAATATCTATTCCAAGATCGTCGAATCAGAATACAAAGAAGTAAGTTTATTCCAAGCAGAAACAAAGCAATGGATGAAAATTCGCTTTGACGCGCTGGATGTTAAATCAGGACTCGCCATTGACATTAAAACTATGCGCGAGCCAGTATCCGCAGACAACTTTCAAAAAGCTTGTAAGCAATATGGGTACATTTTGCAATCAGCCTACTACTCGTATGTAGCGCGAAGTCTAGGTATCGAAGTCAGGGACTTTGCTTTCGTATGTTGCGAAACCAATCCACCATACGAGTGTGCGGCATACATAGTTGATCCCGAACTCATCAAACTGTACGAAGCACAAATACCGCAACTACTCGAAGCATGGGGCAACGGCGAAGACAGCACTTGGCCAGACACATTCCAAGTTCTATCCACACCAAAATATGAGATGCAACGCGCAGAAGAAGCGGTGATATTTTGAAATTGCAGAAAAAAGATATTGAGTTACTGGAAGAACTAGAACTCGAAATCGCACGAAACAAACTTGGATTCTTACTTGCCGGCAAAGCATTACAAATTATCCACACTAAAAAACTTTATCGGGCGAGTCATTCTACATTCGCCGCTTATTGTTCTGACCGTTGGGGCTTCACAGACCGCCACGCGCGCAGCATGATCCACGCGAGCATAGCGGCCAAGACAGACCCAACGGTTAGTTCAATTCGCCAGGGAAACAAAACTAAAAAGCCAAAGGTAATTGAACAAGAAATTTCCATAGATCAGGCAATGGCCGAAGTCGAAGAAATCGACTTGTCAGAGCTTGACATGGCAACAGTTGAATTTGAAGCCGTGTACTCAATTATCGCAGCGTTAAAAAAAGCAATTAAAAATCTTACAACCCAGAAATGCGGAAGGCATTTGTCAGCACAAGGAATTGAAACTTGCATCAAAAATCTTAACGCAGAAATTCTTTGGGGCAGCCCAGCGTTGGACTGTCCTCATCAAGGCTCTATTACTGCTCTTAACGGCGAGCATCCAGAGCATTGCGCGTGTCGCGGAACACGATGGTTACCACATAATCAAATTAAACAGGAGAAAAGGCGTGTTTTCCTTGACAAATGAAAATAGTGAAAAAAATGAACAAGCAACAAATCTCAAAATTGGACTCCGAACCGCAGAAGAAATCGAAGAATATCTACGGACTGATTCTTCTTTTCGGGTTGTGTGTGCTAGTTACGCGATCATGCTTGAAGACCTAGTTGGAGAACGCGAGTTCACAAGCGAGCGCACCAAGCGCATGATTTTGAATATGCAAGCCGACTTGCGATACAAGGCTCAAAAACTAATGAAACTATCACCAACGCTCAAAATTAGAGCAGAGGCGTTTCTTCATGAACTCAAAAAAGAAATTCGATGATGAGCGAAAAGCAAATGAAATTCTGGAACGTGGAACGCGAAGTTTTGAGGAGTGCGCTTTTGAATACACGCGACGCAATCCAGAAGACCCAATCGACAGGCACGATGTTAAACGAATCGTGGAGCGCGTTCGCTGGCGTTTACGAAAATTTGCAAGGGTTGGATATCTCAAAAGACTTCAAGAACTCTACAATGATTCAACTTCGTGATTACCAAGTTGCTGCAATAGCAGAAACAAATAAAGCTCTAGATACAAAGGCTTCAGCTTTAATTGTAATGGCAACCGGAACAGGCAAGACGGTGGTATTCACGCACCTTGCGGCTGCGCGTAAAAAGCGAGTGTTGATCCTGGCGCACCGTCAAGAGTTAATTGAACAAGCGGCAGACAAAGTATTCATAGTTACAGGTGAACGGCCGGCTATTGAAATGGCACAGACTTATTCGAGCGAGCATTCAGCGTACGGAACAAGCAAGATTGTGGTTGCGAGTGTGCAAACGATGATTAGTGGTAAGGGAGATAAAAAGCGTATGGAACGCTTTCGTCCTGGGGACTTCGATTTAGTAATAGTCGACGAGGCGCATCATGCAACGGCAAACTCATATAACCAAATAATTGAATACTTCACGAAATATAATCCACAATGCAAAGTGCTGGGAGTAACGGCTACACCAGACCGATCAGATAAGACACGACTGGGCGACACCTTCGATGGAGTGTCGTTTATCTACGACTTAAATACGGCAATTCAATGTGGCTACCTAGTCCCAATCAATCAACGCATTGTAGATATTGAGTCACTAAGTTTTGACGACTGCAAAAGCCGTGGCGGTGATTATGTCGATTCCGACATAGCGCGGGTAATGACATACGAAAAGACATTGCACGGAGTAGTTTCACCAAGCGTTGAAATATGCCAAAATAAAAAGACAGTTGTGTTCGCCGCCAGCGTAGAGCATTCAGAACGAATAGCAGAGATTTGGAATCGCCATTGCCCCGGAGCAGCAAAAAGCATTAGCGGCAAAATGCCAAAAGAAGAACGCAAGCAACTACTAAAAGCATTCGCTCGCGGCGACTTCCAAGTATTAACAAGCTGCATGGTCTTAATAGAGGGATGGGACTGCCCCGGACTAGAGGCGATTGTCGTAGCGCGGCCAACCAAGAGCAGAGCGTTGTATGCACAAATGTTAGGTAGAGGCACACGAACGCTCCCAGGCGTAGTAGACGAGCCAAACTACACGGCAGAAGAACGAAAGAAGGCAATCGCAGAATCAGAGAAATCTGAAATCTTAATTCTGGACTTTGCCGGAAATTCCACAAAGCACAAACTGGTATGCAGCATTGACCTACTGGCCGGAAACGCAAACGAGAAGGCTATCGCAAGAGCGAAGAAGGCAGCGCGAAAAGGCGGCAGGACAGAACAGTTAGTTGAAGAAGCGAAAGAAGCAGAAAATCAAAAAGAAACCATTCGTAACGAAAGATTGCGGCGAACGCAGGAGTCTCGCCGCAATCTCGTTGCAAAAGCAGAATGGCGCACAAGTGCAATCGACCCATTCGCGCTAGGAGTGAACAGGCCACAACGAGATCGTCCCTTTTCTGGTGATCGACCAGTAAGCGAAAAAATGCGAGCCGTACTTGTAAACAACGGAATGAACCCCGATGAACTCTCATTCGCCGCCGCTGGAACAGTAATCCGTGAAATCAATATGCGCCGCGAGCGTGGGCTATGCACCTTCAAGCAAGCGTCCTGGTTACGCAAGTATGGACTCGATTCAAATGTAAGCAAGGACGAAGCGAGCAGAGTGCTTTCACTTCGATGGGGCAAACAATGATTGACATACTCATGCCAATCGCTTTGATCTTAATAATCATTCTTGAAATAATGTTAATTGGTTATTTCATTGGAAAAAACTCAAGATGATTAGCGAAGAACAGCAAATCATTGATAACCAAATTGAAATTGATGAGTTAAAAGAATGCCGAAAAAAATATCTACAAATGGATATAAGAAGCATTCTGAATGAACTAGGAGATAACCAAGGGGACATAACAGGACAGGCGTTTCTAGCGTTAATGAGAGCGAAAGAGTTAGTTGAAATACAAGGAGAACAGATTGAGCAACTTCAAAAACAAATACAAAGTATCACCGCCAGAACAAAGGCAATTCAGAGGAAAGACATACGCGAGCAAAGCGGAAATGGAATACGCAATGCAGTTGCATTTCCTATACGAAGCGGGTTCGATACAGATTTTGATTGAACAACCCAAAGTTCAACTGGGTTGCCCGGAGAATGTCTATATACCAGACTTTTTTGTTGTGGATATGGATGGAACACCCAAATATAAGTATATAGATGTAAAAGGCGTTGAAACGCCGGCGTTCAAGAAGAACAAAAAACTATGGAAAGCCTATGGCCCATGCCCACTAGACATTGTGAAAAAGAATGGCAAAGCGTGGAAGCGCGAAGTCCTGGAAGGCAAACAATGAAAGAACCAATATCAGAATGGAATATGTACGATAAAGTGAAAATATTCGAGGCAGCAAGACAAGCAATATATAACGCTTGCAACTGCATCGAAATGGCAAAGCCAGATGAAAAAACGCTGAAAATGATAGCCAACAGCGCGGCAAGAGTAGAAATCATAAATCAAAAAATTGCATTTGCCGCAATGGACGATCAACTAATAGCAGAATATGAAAGACAAAAAAAATTATTAGAAGCCGAGGAAAATGAAGACAAGCCTTAATGCACCAATGCTTGACGGCAGTTTGATGGCTATTGAAATTGACCTCGAAACACAGGCAAACAGGGAAGGCGCAGCCAAATATGATCGACTTTGCGAAAGTGCCGTATCCCGGCGCGATGGTGCAAAGTTAAAGCCAGTAGAACAAATGATCGTTGGTTGGTGGCCAGACTTCGTTCGAGAAATAACCCAAGAAAGAAAAGCGTGTAGATTAGGCGTTGCTGGGGTAGGGCGAATGATCTACGGCCCAGTCCTAAGTGCTTGTGATGCAAAAGCAACGGCTTGTGTGGCACTCCACGAAATAATATCGGCGTGTCTAATCGAGCCAATGGGCGCGTCTATGAGGCAAGTGTCATACGCGGTAGGTAGCGCAGTCATAGCGGAAATGCACCTATCCGTGATGAAAAATCGCAAGGTAACACCCAAAGAGCTTGTAAAAATTCTCGAAGAAAGCGGAAAAAATAAAAGCCGCCATGTCAACAAGTTTGCCAAAAAAACTATGGAAGATCATCAATGGGATCGCAGGATGTGCAGCCACTTGGGTCTATGTCTAATCTGGAAACTGGTCGGCGTGTCCATGCTCAAGCGAGTACAGAAAAGCGCGAACAAAGAACCAACAATCACAATGGAAAGAGCGTTGGTTTGCAAGCGTAGATTCCGAGATGGCAAGGGTACAAATATGCTTGTACTATCAGATTACGCACTCAAAACTCTAGAGGACGCTCAATTCCTACGCCGGACGCTGCGACCACGCTTTACACCGATGGTTGCGCCGCCGCTCCCCTGGGGACGCGATAAAAATGGTGACATTGAAGAAGGCGGTCATTATCGCTTGCGAACACCATTCGTAGTCAAACCAAGTAACTCATTGCGAGCGCGACTTGCCAAGACAGACTTGACCAAAGTCTTTGAAGGCTTAAACGCCATAAGCAAAACACCGTGGAAAATTGATAAAAAAATCAAAGAAATAGTGTCACAGTTAATGGAACAAGGTGGCAACACAGCAGGACTGCCACGCCTAAATCCAATCAAGATTCCAGATCGACCCAAGACACCAAAGCTAGAAGACCCAGAAACACATAAGGCGTGGGCGCGCGAAGCCAGAAGCGCATACGAACAGAATGAGCAGGACGGAAGCGCACGAAGCGACCTCATAATGGCACTAGGCATTGCAGATCGTATGTCAAAGTATGATGCAATCTGGTTCCCACACCAATACGATTTCCGTGGCCGAGCGTATCCAGTTCCGTTGCACCTCAACCACATGAGCAGCGACAGCAGACGCGCCATGTTGCTATTCGCGGAAGCAAAGCCCGGCTACGACGAAAAGTACCTACAAATTCATGCAGCAAATTGTTGGGGCAACGGCGTAGACAAATACGACCACGCCCTACGAGTAGGGTGGGCAAAGGCAAATGTATTTGCTATTGAAAAATTTGTAAGCGACCCATTTAAACATGACGGCTGGATGAAAGCAGATGATCCGTTCCAATTCCT